ATGATTTTGTTCGAGGCGCAGGCCCGGCGGATCATGTTCGAGCTTCCGCTGCCGCGTCGCGACGACGAGCGGTTCACCCTGTCGCGGGTCAATCAATCGCGCGTCCGCGCGCGCCGGTCGCCCGAGGCCGCGCTCGCCGCCTGGGAGCAGGCGTGCCGGTCGTCATGGCGCGCGCTCCGCCTCGTGCTGCTCGCCAAGCTTGAGGCCATCGAGGCCGGCATCACCGATTTCGAGACCGAGTTCATGCCGCATGTCGTCATGCCCGACGGGCGGACCGTCGCGCAGCACGTCAAGCCGCGCATCGCCGCAATTTACAAGAGCGGTGAAATGAAGCCGCTCCTACCAGCGCCAGGAGCCGCCAACCATGACGAAGCTGTTCGACGTGACGATCCGCGCTAGCGCCAAGCGCCTGCCGGTGATCCTGCAAACCCTCGACGGGGAGGCCGAGCTAATCGGCGTCCGCCAATGCGACGACGGCGCCGCCAACGGTCCGCGGCGCCGGCACCAGCATCGGCCGCGGTCGCATGCCGACGCCGACCGTCCCGGCGACCCGCGCACCGGCGACCAGATCGCCTTCGACTTTCTGAAATCGGCCGGCGGCGCGGCGACGACGGAGCAGGTCCAGGCCGAATTCGGCCGCCTCGGGCGCAATCCGAGATCGGTGAGCACGGCGATGTCGCTGCTGAAGAAGCAGCGCAAGATCATCTCGCCGGGCAAGGGGCGATACGCGCTCCCGGCGGCGACGGCGAAGGGGGCCCGGTGATGCACTTCTACCGCGTCTGGATGCGCAGCCGCCCCGCCATGGGCCGCACCTTCTACGACGGCAAGGTTGACGTGTGGGCCGAGAACGACGTCGAGGCCGAGGAGGAGGCCGTCGCGCGGGCCGCCCGCGTTCATGGCCACCGCGATTGGGAGATTGACCGCATCGAGCGCCTCGCCGGGAGGACGCCATGACGCTGACGAAGGAGCAGCGCGCCGCGCGCGCCGAGAAGATAACGGCGTCGTTCCTGACGCATCTGATGGAGGGCGACGGCGACGCGATCCACGACAAATGGCTGGAGTGCATCGGCGACCCGTCATGGAAGCCGCGCGACCGCGACTCCGCGGAAAACTGGGCCATGGCGCTGGGGGCGCATATCGAGCCGCTCGCCCTCGATTGGCACGAGCGCCGCACCCGCCACGAGCTATCCCGGCGCGGCGAGGTCGTCGTCCATCCCGCGCGCCCGTTCTTCTGCTGCACCCTCGACGCGTGGCGCGCCGACGACCGGACATGCCTCGACTGCAAATGGATCGACGGCCACAACCGCCTGGACGACTGGGTCGTCCACTACATCCCGCAATTGATCGGCCAGCGCGGCTGCACCGGCGCCGACCGCGCCGCGCTCCTCGTCGTCCATGGCGGCGCCGCGCCGCAGGAGATCGAGGCCCGCATCGACCCCGAATATGAGGCGCTGGTCTGGCAGCGCGTCGACCAGTTCTGGCAATGCGTCGAGACGCTGACGCCGCCGGTCGCCGTCGTCCCCATGCCGCGGATCGTCCCGCCCGAGCAATGGCGGACGGTCAACCTCGACGACGCCGACGAGCGCGCCCGGCACAACTGGGCCGCCGCCATGTGCGACCACCTCGGCGCATGGCGCGAGACCCGCGCCGCGGCCGAGCGCAACGACGCCGCCCGCGCCGGCGTCAAATCCCTGCTTCCCGAGGACGTCGGCAAGCTGCACTTCGCCGGCGTCCAGGTGCGGCGCAATCGCGCCGGCGCCGTGAGCCTCAAGGAGACCGCCGCATGAACGTGCCCGCCCCCGTCCCCGCCGTCCCGCCGCCGCCGCGCCTGCCCATGCCGGCCTATGCCGACTGCGATCCCGTCGACTGGCGCGTCTATGTCGAGGCGATCTTCCCCAACGCCCGGAGCGCCGAGGCGGTCATGCTCGCGCTCGCCTATTGCCGCAAGCGCGGCCTCGATCCGATGAAGCACGCCGTCAATATCGTCAGCATGTGGAACAGCGCGCTCGGCCGCGAGGTCGAGACGGTGTGGCCGTCGATCAACGAGGTGCAGGTGACGGCGGCGCGCACCGGCGCCTGGGCCGGCATGGACCCGCCGCAATGGGGACCGGAAAAAACGCAGACGTTCCGCGGCCGCAAGCGCGTGCGCGGCCAATGGGTCGACGCCGAAATCCCGCTCACGTTTCCCGAGTGGTGCTCCGTCACCGTTTACCGGATCGTCGGCAATCAGCGCGTTTCCTTCGTCGAGCCCGTCTATTGGGCGGAGGCCTATGGCCGCGTCGGCGGCGGCGAGCTGCCCAACGACATGTGGGCGCGCCGGCCGCGCGGCCAGCTGCTCAAGGTCGCGAAGGCGATGTCGCTGCGCGCCGCCTTCCCGGAGGAGTCCGACTATTCGGACGAGGAGATGGCCGGCGGCGAGGCCGGCCCGCCCGACGCGCCCCGCCCGGCCGACAATTGGTCACCGCCATCGCCATCGCCAACGTCCACGTCGTCGCCTTCGCCGACGCCAACGCCGCCGCCTGCGGCGTCGCCATCGCCACCGCCAGCGCCACCGCCAACGACTACGCCAACGCCCGCGGCAACGGCATCGGCCGCGCCTACGTCCGCGCCAACGCCCTCGCCATCGTCTGCGCCTACGCCTACGCCCGACTATGGCCCCGAGCCGCCGCCGCCCGACGGTCCGGACGACGGACTCGACGTCGACCCGGAGACCGGCGAAATCGCGCCGCAGGAAATCCCGCTCGGCGAGCAGGAGGAGTGGCGATCATGGGGCGCCCGCTTCCTCAACGCCATCCAGCCGCTGCAATCGGTGGCCGGGATTGAGGCCTGGGAGAAGGCCAACCACCTGATCTTGACGCAGATGGAGGCGCACGCCCCGAAGATCCACGTCCGCCTCGTCGCCGCGGTCAAGAAGCGCAAGCTCGACGTCGCGCCGGGCAATCCGCTCGCCGGGGGATGACATGGACTTCTCCGTAGTCCGGAACGCCCTGGTGCCGGCCGACGACGCCGCCCGCGCCAAGATGGCCGAGCTCGCCATCGGCGAGACCGTGCGCGTGCGCATCCAGTCCGCGCCGGCGTTCCGCGACTACGTCCACATGATCCTCGCCCGGATCGGCCGGGCCCGCGGCATTCAGAACGCCGGCGGCTGGCTCGCCCTCGCCACCGGGCATTTCGACCTCGTCGCCCTGCCCGACGGCAGGCGCCCCGGGCTCCCGGTGGTCCCGGTGGCGCACAGCCTCGCCGGCATGACGGCGGTCGAATTCGAGGCGTTTTGGGAGGACGCGCGCGAGATGATCCTCGGCCAGGTGCTCCCCATGCTCGACCCGACGGACGCAGACGACGTCCGCGCCCTGATCGAGGAGCGGCGCAAATGATCTTCGTGTGTGAGTTTCGCGGCGCTGCCCGCCACGCGCTGCCGCGCGGCGATAGCGGGGGCGCTCAGATGCCGCGAAGGGGCACGGCCGATGACCGTGATGCGCGCGGTAGGCACGGCCCCACCTTCACATTTGCCGCCATCATCGTCGCCGCGCACACGGCGGTGATCGTCCCGCCGGCGGCCGCGCGGACGTCCGACCAACATTCCGCCGCCAGCGGCATGTCGGACGCCTCAAGCGCGCGCCGCCCGGCGGGATGCCGGTCGACCCTGCCGCCGGCGTCGGCCCGCGCCGGCTATTGGTCGTATCGTCTCGTCCGCGGCCGGCGCTGCTGGTCCGGTCCGCTCAGGGCCAATGCAAATCTGCATCGCCGCGTCCCGCGCCGCGCCGCGATCCTGTCCCGCTCCGCGCCGGCGCCTTCGCCACCGCCGTCGCTATCGCCCGCGCCAACGCCATCGTCTTCGCCGTCGTCCCCGCCCTCGCCCTCGCCGACGCCGACGGCAACGCCCTCGCCGATGCCTGCGCCCACGCCAACGCCGTCGTCTACGCCTACGCCGTCGCCTGTGCCTGCGCCCACGCCTGCGCCAGCGTCCCCGCCAACGCCCGCGCCAACGCCAGCAGCAACGACAATGCCGACGCCAACGCCACCGCCCGCGCCATCGCCAGCGCCTGCGCCAATGGCTACGCCATCGCCACCGCCGACGGCAACGCCACCGCCAACGCCCGCGCCTTCGCCGTCGACCTCGGCTCCGCCAATGCCATCGCCAACGCCTGCGGCAACGCCCACGCTATCGCCCTCGACGCCGCCTCCGCCCTCGACATCGCCCTCGCACCGGATCGCCGCGGCCTTCACCGACGCCTTCGTGTCGCCGCCGTTGCCGGTCGCGATCCCGCTCCCGCCCCGTCCCGCGCCGGGCGTCCGGTCGATCCTGTTTGCGCTCGCGCTGTCGGCGCTCGTCGCGTGCGCGGGATTCCTTCTTGTCAGCCGGTCGACGGGGACCCGCGTGGCCGGCGCCGCGATCCATGCCGGGCCGGAGCTAGATCCCATGACGCTGATCACCACCGACACCTTCGGCTATGTGAAGGCCAACATCGACAAGCTGGTTCAGCAGGCCGACGTCGTCATTTCCGACATTGAGGAGACGGTGAACGACCGCGCCCGGCTGATGCGCGAGGCCGAGGAACGCGAGGCCGTCATTGACCGATTGAATGCCGAGAACGACACGCTCCGCGCGCGGGTCGAGGACCTCGAAAAGCGCATTCAGGACATCCGCCGGGCCGCCCGGGTGGAGGCCGTCTAGCATGGCGACCGCGGTCGACAAGCTCCGCTGCGCCGAGCGCGAGGTTCGCTGGCGCCTCCGGGTCTATCCCGGACGCGTCGCCGCCGGGACCATGACCGAGGACGAGGCGCGTCGGCAAATCGCGCTTATGGAGGAGATCGCCGCCGACTACCGCGCCGCCGTCGAGCGCGAGCCGCCCGGCCCGCTGTTCGCCTGCCCGACGCCGTCGCCGTCGCCTCCGCCAACGCCTTCGCCCACGCCAGCGCCCTCGCCTACGCCAACGCCCGCGCCACCGCCTTCGCCGCCGCCTGCGCCATCGCCATCGTCGTTGCCAATGCCTGCGTCCTCGCCAACGCCTAAGCCTGCGGCCACGCCGACGCCCTCGCCATCGCCATCGCCTCCGCCCTCGTCTGCGCCAACGCCAACGGCTTCGCCGACGCCAACGCCTTCGCCGGCGCCCCCGCCAACGCCTGCGCCTTTGCCAACGCCGACGACGACGCCAACGACGACGCCATCGTCCCGGGGGCGCCGATGAGCAATCGCGCCACCCTCCCCGACAAGGTCCGCGACGCCTTCCGCGGTCGCGCCTATTTGTCGTTCGACGAGCTAGCCGTCGCGCTCGAATTCTCGCGCAATACCCTGCGCGGCCATCTCGATTCCGGCCGGCTGCCCTGGCACAACAAGGGCATCGGCACGCAGCGCCCGCGGCGCGTCTTCACCCTCGGCGACGTCGAGGTGTTCTGGCGCCGCATCAGCAACGGCGCGCCCCGGTCCCGCCGACGGGTGGCCGCGCCATGATCGACCTCGCCACCGCCCTCGCCCACGCCTGCGCCGCCGCCCGCGCCGTCGCCACCGTCAACGGCTACGCCGTCGCCGACGCCACCGCCATCGCCATCGCCCTCGCCGTCGACCTCGGCTCCGCCAATGCCGACGCCTGCGCCATCGCCTGCGCCAACGCCCTCGCCAACGCCAACGCCAACGTCAACCAAGGAGCACCGCTATGATTTATCCGGTCGAATTGACCTTCACGAAGGGCTATATCGCCCACCCCTATTGGCCCGAGCTAGAGAAGCTCATCAACATCCAGAAGGAGTCGGGGACGCGCCGCGCGCGGTCGGAGGAGAAGCGCGTCAAGGCACTGCGCGACTACCTCGCCGCCCATGACATGTCGATGGACGACTACGAAAAGCTCCAGGCCCGCGCCGAGCGCCAGTTCTATACCTTCGGCGACGTCGGCGACGACGACATGATGCGCGGCCGGCCGGGCGACGAGATCACGATCCCGGCGCACCAGCTCTACGGGTGCCTGGCGCAGGCCGCCGACCTCGCGTCGTCGGCAATCCGGATCGCCCGCAAGGAGCAAATCCGCACCGTTCTTCAGGTGTCGAACGTGTCGACCGGGAAATCCGTCGGCGACGGCGTCTGGGAGCGGTTCGTGCAGGTGAAATCCGGGACCGGCCAGACGCTTTCGAACCAGCGCGCGCTGCGGTCGAACCAGTTCCTCGGGCCGTTCGTCGGCCACGGCTTTGTGGCGTTTTCCGAGGACATCGTCGCCTATCGCAAGATGGTGGACTTCGTCGAATTCGCTGGCCGGGAGATCGGCGTCGGCGCCTCGCGCAAGCTCGGGTGGGGCCGCTTCGCCATCCGGCTCGGCGAGCAGGCCGACGCGGCCGCGGTCGACGCCCCGCGCCGGCGCCGGGCATAGGGGGACCGCATGACCGCGGAGGCGAGCGCGCTGCCGGAAGCGATCCGCGAGGCCTTTCGCGGTCACGTGTTCCTGTCGCTGCCGCGCGTCGCGCGGCTCCTCGAGATGGACCAAGATCAACTGCGCGAGCATGTGCGCGCCGGACATGTCGTCGCCCGGTCGAAGGGACTCGGTCGAAATCGGCCGCGCCTCGTCTTCACCCTCGTCGACGTCGCGACGCTGTGGGCGCACATGCGGCAGGACCGTCCGTTGCCGCGCGGCGGCGGACGGGCGCGCCCCTGAAAAAAATATGAGCGGGGATGTCCCGCAGGCTCGCCTTGGCACCGCCATGCCATATTGGCATATATAGCGAGCCCACTACCAACACGGGAGAAATCCGCAATGAGCGATCTGACGGGGAAATACATCACCCGGGGCGACGTCACCAGGCCCTGGTCCTGGCGCTTCGTGATCCCCGGCGAGACCAAGCCGCGCAAGGGGACAACCGGGACGAAGAACAAACGCGAGGCCGAGGCTATCGCCAAGGAGGAGCGACGCAAGGCGCTGGAGGAGAACGCGCGCGGGCGGCAGATCGGCCTGGGACCCATGACCTGGGGCGAGGCCTGCGATCATTGGCTGCGCGACGTCGCCCAATACCTGGACGAGGACGGTCTCGTCCAGAAGGCATCGGACGCGGCGGGCCGGCCGGTCCTGAAAGACGGGCCGCAGGTCGCCTTCGTCCGCGCGCAGATCGGCGCGACCAAGTTCCTGACCGCGATTCGCGACGTCGACATCACCGACCTGATTAGCGCCCGCCGCAGCCATACCCGCACCGACCCGAAGCGGGGCGCGCGGCCGATCACCACGACGACCGTCAACAAGACCCTGCGGCTCGTCCGGCGCATCCTCAACCACGCTGGCGGACGTCGATCCGCGCAGGTCGCGAAGATCGGCTGGAAGATGCACTGGCTCAAGGAGACGCACCGGCCGCGCCCGCGTGATCTCGCGATCCCGCCGCAGGCCGAGGCACGGCTCGACGCCTACGAGCTAAAGCATGGCTTCGAGGATTTTATGATCGTCCGCAAATTCGGCACCGTCACCGGCCGCCGCGCGGAGGAATTCATCTCCCTCACATGGTTCCAGATCGACTTTGACGCCCACATGATGAAGATCCCCGACACCAAGGGCGGATCGCCACAGCGGGTCCCGCTCGGCGACGAGGCCTGGGCCATCATCATGACCGAATGGAACCGGCCCGACCGGCACCCGACCGCGGTCTTTACCTTCCGGGCGCGGCGCCGGGTCAAATACGTCCATCCCCACAACGGACGGACGGTCGACCTGCTGCGGGGCGTCCGATACCCGATGACCTACGGGCGCTTCACCGGGCACCGCCAGACCCATTGGCCGCGCGCCGGCGTCCCCGCCCGTCTGCATGATCTCCGCCATACCGCGGGATCGCGGGTCGTCGACGCGACCGGGAACCTGAAGGCGGCGCAGCTGATGCTCGGTCATGCCGACATCGCCACCACCGCCAAATTCTACGCCGACCCGAGCGACGACACCGTCCGCAATGTCCAGGACGTCGCCACGCGCGCCGCCCGGGATCAAGCCCGGAACAAAATTGCCCCCCAAATTGCCCCCGCCAACGACACGGGGCCGCAACCCATTGCATCTGCGGAATAATCCCGGCTGGCTCCAACGGCCTCTGACTCCGCTGATGAAGGTTCGAATCCTTCTCCCCCAGCCACCGCTAACCAATTGAAATCGCTAGACTAGGCGCCCCTCGCGGGGCGCCTTTTTTGTCGCGCATCCGGGGGGCAAATCCGGGCAAATTTAGATCAATCCGGACGAATTCCTGGGAAAAATTGCCCCCCGGATTGCCCCCGGAAACGCGATGCCGCGGGCGGCGAAAAGGCCCCCGTTAGATCATCGGACGCGTAGTCCGATAATCGACGCGCGGGCCGCCCATGCGCTGGCGGGACGTCGGCGGGGCGCCGATAGCGGGGACGGGCGCCGACGCACCGGCGGCCCCCACAATCGTTCCTTGCGCCCCTGCCATGCCGGCATATGATCCGGGAATACCGGGACCGGGAGGAGGCCATGGTCGACACGCTTGAACGCGACGTCGGCGAAATCCCGCGCGATCCGCGCCAGCGGTCGTGTATTTCGGTCCGGCTCGAACCGGCCGGGCGCGGCCGAACCGCTGTGATCCACGCCGCTATCGGCCGGCTCGCCGTCGGCCGGGGGGCCGTCGTCTGTCAGGCCGCCCGCGCCCTAATCGACCGCGGCGCCAATCCCGCGGATCGCCTGGAAGCCACCCGCGACACCACGCCTTGCCTCGCCGGTCCGCTTGGTGCCTTCGCCGCGCTCGACGTTACCGATGACGACGACCATACCCGTTTCCGAATGCACAGCCCGGGCGCACCGATTAGCGACGGTCGCCGGCGGCGCAGCGCCCCGCCCATGCGTTTTTCCCGCCCGCGGGCGCCGCGCTAGCGGGCCGGACGCGCCGCCGTCCCCGGGCCGCTACGCCGCCATTGCGCGGCTGCCATTACGGCAGATATGATCCGGGATACCGGCGCCGGTGGCCCGCCCCCTCTGGAGTTGCGTCCCCAATGGTCCACACGCTCAACGCCTCAATTCGCGACATCCCGATCCCGGAGCGCATGCGCCGGCGACCGATCTCCGCGACCGGCTATCCGGTCCCCTGGTTCGTGGCGTGGCTCGACGGGGCGCCGGATTTCCGGGTCGTCGACGCGCCCAAGGTCGGGCGCGCGGTCCGGGGCAATCTATGTTGGTTGTGCGGGGAAACGCTCGGCCGCCATCTAGCCTTCGTGATCGGTCCCATGTGCGCGGTCAATCGCGTCAGCAGCGAACCGCCCTGCCATCGCGACTGCGCCGAATATGCGGTGCGCGCGTGCCCGTTCCTCGTCCGACCGCGGATGCGGCGCAACGACAAGGACCGCCCGGCGGAGGCGGTCGAGCCCGGCGGGGTCATGATCCGGCGCAATCCCGGCGTCGCGCTGATCTGGATCACGGGAGGTTACAAGATATTTCGCGCCGACGGCGGGACGCTATTCCGCATCGGGTCGCCCGAGCATGTGCGCTTCTTTGCCGAGGGACGTCCGGCGACCCGGGACGAGGTGATGGCCTCGATTGATACGGGCCTCCCGGCCCTGCGCGAAATCGCCGAGCGCCAGGGGCCGGAGGCGGTCATCGCGCTAGACCATGAAATCCGGGCGGCGATGACGCTCGTCGACGCCGCGGTGGCGGCATGAGCAGCGGCTCGACCCTCGTCGACGACCTGCAGGCCGGCCGCTGCCCCGATTGCGGCTGGAACTACTTTATCCCCGGCCCGCGCGGCGGCATGTCTGAAAACGTGGAGTGCGCCCAATGCCGCGCGCGCTTCAACGTCGCGCGGGTGCAAACGCCCGGCGCGCGACCGGAATGGCAGATCGTGGTCGCTGAGCGGATCGCGCGCGAGGACGAGGGCGGCGCCCGGTGGCCGCCGGTGCTTTTCGCGCGGGGCGAGCGGGTGCGCGTCACCATGAACGGGCAAACCGCCGCCGGGCAGGTCGTCCAGGCGTCGGCCAATGGGATCAGCCTCGTGATCGAGGTCGAGGCATGGCCGGGACTCGCGAGCACCCTGCCCGTCATGTTCGCCGGCGAGGACTACGCCAACATCATCACCGGCGACCGCGTCAAAATTGAAAGGCTGACGCAATGACGGCCGTTCTGAGCGTTTGGACCATCTACGACCACCCGCGCGACTATCCCAACCATTTTGTAGCGCGGCGTTCGGAAGTGCTCCTGGGCGGCGCAATCGGTACCACCGACGAAATGTTCACGGCGTCAACGCTGGCCGCGGTCCGGGCGCTGCTGCCGCCGGGGCTGTACCGCCTGCCGCGCTATCCGGCCGACGATCCCGTCATAGTGGAGATCTGGATATGACGGGCGCCGGGCGTATCGCACAAACCGACCGCGAATGACCACGCCGAGAGGTTGACGCAATGACGAAGCGGATTTTGCTGGCGGTCGCCATGGTCGTCGTAGTCGCCGCCATATTCTTCGGCGGAATGGCGGCGCTGCTGACGTGCCAGTACGATCCCGTCGGCTGCTATTTATCTTTTCGCTTCTAGCGCACAAACCGGCCGCGAATGATCACGCCGTTGACGGTCGGCGGTCCGGCGTCGCGCGCCCGCGGCTGCGTGACCGCGCCGCAGATGGCGTTGGCAATGCCGAGGACGTCGGCGAACGGTCCCGACTGGTTCAGCAGCTCGAGGATTGTCTCGACCGTCGGGACGAACGAGCAGGCGGCCCGGGTCGCATCGATGATCTGCTGGACGGTGGCGCTATTCCCGCCGGCGCAGCCGACGAGCGCGAGCGCAAGCACCGAGGCCCGCGCGAGATTGGCGAATGATCGGGACATGGAGGCCTCCTATTAGACGACGACCGGCCGCGCGATGTCGGCGAACGCCATAACATGCGTGGCATAGGTCTGCGCTGCCGTGCCGGCGCCGTTGTAGCGGCGCACGGCGTCGCGGGGGTCGCCCCCCGCCGCCCGGAAGGTGCGATCTAGCTCGCGCGTCGCCCGCTCAAGACACGGCGCCATGCGATGCCACATGCGTCGCTCGAAAAACTCCCGGTCGGTTTGGACGTGTTGCAGGTCGTACTGAAAAATTCCGAACCCTTTGTAGAGGATGCGCGCCGGCGATAGCCCGCGCAGCGCCCGCGCCCGATTCGTCTCGGCGATGAGCATGTCGGCGAAGGCGTCGCCATAGGCGGCGCGGAATGCCGCGGTGTTGCGCGGGAACGCCCGGCGTCCATGGCCGCGGACGTCGCCGCTGGCGTCGCCGATCAGCAGCGGCAGCAGCGCGTCCGCCGTCATCTTGTCGCTGCGCGCGATCCAGATGAACCCGGTCTCCTTGCACGCGATAGCGCACAGAATCTCGGCGCCGTATGGCCGGCCGGCGACCGCCGCGGCGATGTCGTCGCCGAAATTCCCCATCAGCCAACGCGTGCCCTTCAGCACCTGGTTTTGCGATAGTGGGAGCTTGGCCATCTTCAGCACCTATCGCAAATTGGCGGCGGCGACGGCGGATAGGGCGGCAGCGGATCGACGCGCGACTCACCGAAAGCGCGGGACGCGGATCGCGTCCCCGCTCCCCGACAGCAGCGAGAGGATGCCGATCAGGCAGAGGATCAGCACCACCACCCACACCAGCTGCTCGATGCGCGGCGGGATCGGGGCAAATATCTTGATGCCATAGAGCACCAGCCACACGACGCCGAGCAGGACGAGGATGCCGATTGCCAGCCACAGAATCGAAATCGCGAGTTCGATCATTTCTTGGCCCCCGGCTTGGCGGCGACCTGCGGCGGCGCCGGCGGCGGTTCGGGCGCCGCCGAGTCCAATTCCGCGCGCGGCGGCCGGTCGAACGACAACTCGTTCAAGGCTTGCTGCAATGCGACAACCTGTTTCATGACGAAGTTAAAACCCTGTTCGGCCATGATCGACCTCCTTTAGAGGACCTGCCCGCCCGTCGCCTGGAAGCCCGGCTGATCGCCGGGGATCGGCTGCAAGCCGAAATAGGCGACCGAATTGGCCTGCACGCCGTATCTAATGCCATGCGTGTTAGTGACAACGACGGTCGCGCCGACGTAGGAAAACTGGCTCAGCATGTCGACCTCGATGCTCGCCCCCGTCACCGTCGTGTTCATGACCGTCAGCGCCGACCCGGGAGTCCCGCCGAAGAAATTTCCCTGCGCTTGGCAGTAAATCAGGTATTGGTAAGTCCCGCCGGCGCCGTCGATCACAAGGGAATCCCGGAACGTCAGGATGCCGTTCGCCGAGACCACGATAAACGTGGCCTGGTTATTGCCAACTGTGACCTCAAAACGGCAATTCCAAAGCTGGACCTGCGCGCCGCCCGTGCACGCGAACGCCCAATGGCGGATCGGCGCCGGCGAATCCATGACGAACGTCACGCCCTGGATCGACGTGTTGGGTTGATTCGAAATGCCGCCGCTGTAACGCTCGCTGCCCGTCGTCAGCCCAGCAATGCGATACTGGCTGGGATTGGTTATATCGCCGATGATGTTCAGGTTGCCGCCGAACGTGCCCAGGTAGAACGGGGCATATGTTCCCGGATTGCCCAGCCGAATGTTGATCGTAAACAGCGGCGTTTGCAGATACTTGCCGCCGAGGACTTCGAAGGCGCGACCGATCGTGCGGAACGCCTTTTCAGGCGTGTTCGCGGTCCCGTCGCCGGTCGCGTCGTTGCCGTCCGTGCGAACCCAACCGTCGACCGCGCCGACCAGTAGAATCGGCACCTGCGACCGGACATGATAGGGGACGAAAAACCTGTTCCCACGCGCGACGATAATCTGCGGTATGTCGGCCGGGAAATCCTCCGCCCGCAGGTCCGTCGCGTCGTTGCGCAGGATCGGGACGGCGCCCAGCCCGTTGACGTCCAGCGTAACGGGGCCGACGTTGGCAACAGTCGGGACCACGCGCAGCGTAAGAAAGTCATTGTAACGGGTCAGCGGTGGCGCCAGCGTGGCGTTGTAGGCGTTCGGCCCGCCGAGCATGAAGGCCCCGATCACTAGCCCGCGCTGGATCAGGTACTGCACGCCCAGGCTAAGGTTTGTCAGCCGCCCGGGGTCGTAGTGAAGCTCCGCGGCGTCGACGACCGCCAGATTTTCCGAGATGAGCGAATTGACGACCTCCGGGCGGAGCCGGACGTCGCAGCCGTTGCCATAGTAGAGCGCCGACGTGTTGACCGGATCGCGCACCGGATCGAAGGCGGCGGCCGGATTATTCGGGCTGGCCGGGTTCGGCGGGAGGCCGCCGTCGCTCGCATTCGGATGCCATCCAGACATCGCCTTTGCCCTCTATTGGTGCCCGCTCGGGTCGTCGTCGCTCTGCAATCGGTACTGCGGATCAAGCCGCGCCCGGCAGGCCACGCACGTCTTGCGCAGCTCCTCGAACATCTCGGTGCGCTGCTCGCGCTCGATCCGGTTCGTGGCGGCGATCTCGTGCGAGATGTAAACGAGGAACGCCAGGAACAGCACGTTGACGACGATGACCGCCAGCGCCAGCGGTTGGGCCTTCATCGAGTCGACGACCGATGTCGCGACCTTGCCGCCTTCCTCGATTGCGCCCATGGCCGTTCTCATTGCGCGCCGTCGCGCGGCGCCGGGTAGCAACTCGCCAGCAGCTTCGCGACGTCGAGTCGGTTTTGGTACATCAGTTGCATTTCGGCGTTGCGCTGCTTCGACGTTTCGACCGCGGTGTAATAGAGAAACCCGAGCAGGCCGAGATTCATCACCACCAGCGCGAGCGATAGCGGCTGCCCCTTCAGCGCGTCGAAGAACCCGCGGACGCCCTCCGTGACCGGGCCGCCATTCATGACGATTCCTCGGTATTGACCACGACCTGGACGCCGGGCGGTGCCGCGATGGTAATGGTGACGACGACGGCCTCCGGCTCGGGGCCGGGCTCCGGGACCGGCGCCCCGCCCGACCATTCGGCGCGAAGGTCCGTCTCGGTGCCGTCATAGGCGTTGACGTCGACCGGCGGATTAATCCCGGGGACGCTGCCGGATTCGGAAAATTGCCAGAGCCAATAGTCGTCGAATCCCGGCGGCAGCGTCGGCGCCGACGAATACTGCGCCAGCCACAGGCGATATTCCGAAATCTCGGCGTTGGGCTTGCCGCCGAGCGCCTCCTTGAGCACGTGGCCGGAATAGAGCGCCGGCGCGCGTCCGGTCAGCGCCTCGACCCGGCGCATGAAGGTCAGCGCGTCATTGAGCGAGACGCCGGCGTCCTCGTAGTCGAGGACGTAGAGCGTGTCGTCGTCGGCGACCTCAAGGGCGTCCGCCCGGCCGACGAAATACTCCGCCTGCTGCTCGATCTTGCCGGGGCGGATAAAATGATAGACGCCCCATAGCATGCCGGCGTCGCGGGCGAGGAAATAGCGCGCGCCCACCTTGCTGTCGGTGAACCCGGTTCCCTCGGTGAGCTTGTGAATGACGCCCCAGACGCCGGCGTCGCGCGCCGGCTGGAGCGAGGACGGGACGGTGTTGTGATGGGATAAGTCGATCACCCGGGTGGTCGGCATCAGCGTTTCCTTCCCTTTTCGAGCGCGGCTAGGCGGGCGCGCAATTCGTCATTGGCGGCGGCCAGCTCGCGCACGGCGTTGACGAGCGCGAAGGTGATGGGTCCGGTGTCAAGCATGCGCATGTCGTCGAGCGCGACGTCGCCTAGCGTGATCGCCTGCTGCGTCACGCATTCCGGCATGACCGGCTCGACGTCCTGCGCGACGAGGCCGATGTGCTCGCGGTCGACGTCGCGGCCGGTCGCCGCCCCAAAATGATAGCGGACCGGCCGCAGCGCGCGGATCGCGTCGAGCCCGGCGGTGTAGTCGCGGACGCGGTCCTTGATCCGCGCGTCGGATGTGTCGGTCCACGGGCCGCCGCCGGCCTTTCCTGCGACGCTTCCTCTTATGAAAAAATCGCCGTTTGGCTCCGCGACAAATCCATAGACCCCGCCCGACATCGGGATCATCCAGTAGAGCGCGCCGGCGTTGTAGCGGAAATAGTAGCTCGCATTCGCCTTGAGGTAGAAATCGCCGCCGACGCTGTCCAAAGTGATGCCGGCGCCGGACCCGGCGCCGCCGACCACGACATTGCCGCCGGCGAGCGTCAGGCCGGAATTGTTGAGAATCGCCGCGTTTGCGCCGGCGACGATCCAGTTCACGCTGCCGCTGGCGTACACCATCTCAGCAGCGACGGTGGTGTTTACGTCAAGAAATCGCATGCGCGGGTTGACGCCGGTCCCGCTGGTTTTCACGTCCAGGGTATCGGTAAATCCCCCCTGGCCGTTGCCAAGTGCCCACGCTTTGCTGGCGCCGACGTTCCAGGCAAACCCGCCGACGGGGACGTTCATCGTCAGCGGCCCGGTCATGGTGTCGCCGGTCTTGATCAGCCGCGTGTCGACATATTGGCGCGGCGCCGCCTGCAGCGCAGCCGTCGGGTCGCCGACAAGAACGAGCGGCCCGGTCATGGTGTCGCCCGCGCGGTTGACCTTGGCACCGATGTTCGCCGTTACCTGCGTGTCGACGTATTGTTTCGTCGTTGCATGGAGCGCAACGGTTGGATCGCCCGACAGCGTCAGCGCGCCGGTCATCGCGCTGCCAGATAGGCGGACGACCCGCTGCCAGGCCTGCGACATGCGGCCATAGGCGAAGCCGTCGTTGGGCGCGTCGGGAAACTGCCCGGCGGCCGACATCTGGTCCTGGAAAAATTGCAGGTTGACGGGTTGCAGCGGCGCGGTCGGCGGACCGGACAGCGTCAGCGGGCCGGTCATGGTCCCGCCCGTCAGCGGCAGGAATACCCCGGTCCCGGCCCCCGCCATTGCGTCGACGTAGCCCTTGGTCGCCGCGTCGTTGGGCGCGACCGGCGGACCGGCGAGCACCAGCGTGCCGGTCATGGTATCGCCGGCGCGATTTACGCGTCCGGTGACCTGCGCCTGGACGGCGGCGTCGCCCGCGTCGACATAGGCGCGCGTTGCGGCATGGCCCGCGGCGGTCGGCGGACCGGACAGCGTCAGCGGGCCGGTCATGGTGTCGCCCGCCTTGTTCACCTTGCCGGCGAGGTCGGCGTCAATGTCGATGCTGATGGCGTCGGCGTATTGCTTCGTCACCGCGCCGAGCGGCACCGTCGGGTCGCCGGCCAGGATCAGCGGGCCGGTCATAGTCCCGCCGCTGATGTTGAGCTTGCCGGTCGACAGGCTGTCGAACAGCGCCGCGAGCGAGTCGGCGAGATTGGTGATCCGGCCCGAATCGTAGACGAAGCCGAGGCGGTCGACGGCGGCGAGAATTTCGCTGGTGATGGCGTTTAGCTGGCAGTCGGTGAGGACCGTCGTGCAATCGTGCGCGACGTAGAGCGGTCCCTCGCCCGCGACGCCGCGCTCGGGCGTATAGCCGTTGCAGACGTTCGGGCCGGGCGGCACGCCCCCCTTCGACGCGGGGGGAAAGATTGCGGCCATATCGGCCCCCTCCCCGGTTCGGGTGGGGGCGAGCATACCGGATGCGGTGGACGGGCGGTAGTCCGGTCGTCAAACGATGCAGTTAGCCGGGTCCCGCTCATAAACGCAGGCCAGGATGTTCTGCGGCAGGATTTGCGGCAGCAGCCACTTGAAGGCCTGGTAGAGGTCCGGATCATGCGGTCGCGTCGCCGGATTAGGCGGCAGGTTGCAATTGGGCGGGAGATTGATGTCGGCCGGCGACAGCACGAAGTTGAGCGACGGCGGCGGCGTCGGGCTGCACGCCACCATGCGGAGGAACGGCTCGTTGTCCGACGGCGCCGGCGGGCATGGCGCGGGCTCCGGACAGGCCGGGCGCGTCCGCGCCATCGTCCACCAGCCGGACGGGCCGCAGTTGAAGTCGCCGGCGTCGCGGACGACGAGGTCGGCGCCGAACGCGGCGGCAAGCTCGCGGAGGAACGCGAGGTTGATGACCTGCCGGCGCAGCCGCACGAACAGGCACACCAGCACCGCGAGGACCGCGTCGGAAAACGGCGGCCCGCATGGGTCCGGTCGGCCGATCCCGAATCGGTCGGCCCAATGGCGGATCGTCTCGTCGGCGGTGCATGGGTCTAGCTCGCGCAGCGCCCGGCATAGCGCGACGACCGCCCCGTGTCCGACGGCGGAAAACGCGTCGACCACCGCCAATTGCGGGGCGACGGGGACGTCCTCGCACGGGATGTTGTCGGCGCAGCAGCCGCCGAGAACAAGCTGCTCGCACCCGACGTGGGCGCACCCGACGGTAATGGCGCCCTGGTTCACCGCCGGCGTCGCGGCGGACGGGCGCGTGTTGTTCCATGGCTCGCCCTCGGGCAGCAGCGAGCGGACCTGGCAAATGAACTCGTCCTCGTCGACCGCGCACGGCGACGCGCCGCAGCAGGCGTCGGGCGCATAGCAGAGGATCGCGGGCGCGTCGGGGCCGGTCGTCATGGGTACGTGTCGATTAGCTGGACGTCGTCGACGACGAGGAAATGCTCGCACGCGAGATAGGCGTAGGCATTGTCCTGGCGCCAGAGGCTATTGTCGAACGCAAGCTGGATCGTGGAGAAGCAGACGTCGGGGCCGACCGCCGCGTAGGCCGCGGCGCGAACCTGCTCCTTGCAGATTTTCGATCCGACGCAGGTCGTCGCGCGGACGAGCGCCCGGACCGCCGCGAGGATGCGCTCCGCCGCGCCGGCCGGACAGCCGCGGAAGCAATAGGCCTTCAGCGTGACATGCGTCGGCAGCGCCTGGGCGAATTCGCCGGTGATCCCAATCGGCGCGAGCCCCTCGCCATGCGCCCGGGCATGGCCGAACATCCAGTCGGACATCTCGCATAGAACCTCGCCGGGCGGGACGCCATAGGGCGCGTGGGTGGCGTCGCCATAAACGCCCTCCATGAACGGGAATACGACAACGTGCTGCGGATCGCAGCAGCCCTCGCATTCGTCGAAGCAGGCGCGGGTCACGCCGGGATAGCGCCCCGCCTGTTGCAGATACCATTTGCCGTTGGTGGTGATGACGCCGGCGGCCTCGTCGGCGACGACCCGGGCGCGCAAATCCTCGCACGTCTCGTTGTCGGTCCCGCCGGCGATCCCATTGCCGACGACCGTCGCCGCGAGATCAATCCCGGGGAACGTGGTCGAGACGACGAGGGCGGCGCCGGCGTCCAGGTTGAACGCCGTCCCGCCTAGCGTCGCGGCGACGCGCAGGACCGCCCCGCCGGCGGCGTCGAGCGCCGTCGGATTGAAGGTGACCGCCGGGTCGAGCTTGTATTCCCGCGACGACTCGCCGACGAAGCGGATGGTCGCCGGGATCGCCGCGCCGGGCGTGCCCGTGATCGCAACATAGCCCTTGGCGCGCGTCGAGGCGCGCAAGTCGATCCCGCGCCGCGCCCCATAGGTGATGAGGTTGTCGCAGCACATGGTGGCCGGGTCATTTTCCTTGAGCGCCTGCGTGACGAAGCCGTGCATCAGATTGGCCACGCCGGCCATGACGAAGGCGAGGACGTCCTCCGACGACATCGGGAGGACCGGCGCGCCGCCTAGCAGCCGGTCGGATAGCTCGGTGCGCACCTGCTCCTGGAGCACGCCGATGTCGGGCCGCGGCAGAACGCAATCAATCGAGGTAATCAGCGCCATGGCGTCCCCCGATATTCCTGCCAGAGCCAGCCGGCGTTCGGCGTTACCTGCCCCTCGAACGCGAGCGACGCCGACACGCCCGGACCGGCGACCGTCACCTGCAAGCCTATAACATGCCGGCTGATGTAGCGCGCGTCGACAATCAGCCGCGACGCGATCCCCCATGTGAGGAGGTATTGGAGCGCCTCCAGGGCGAATTGCTTGGCGGTGATCAGGGTTTCATTCGTCACCGGCGCCCATTTGAGCGCCCACAGCTTTGACCCGGATTTGAAGCGGTCGCGGCGGAAGGCGTCCGCCCACCAGCCGCCGTCGCGCCGGCCGAGCGGATGCTCCTGGCAGGTGACCTCGCCGCGCGTGAACAGCTGCATGGCGATCCATCCCTCGATCCATTTGGAATTGTCGAGCGTGCCGGCGTTGGTCACGCGCCAATTCGGACCGCCGCAGCCGAGCAGGCCGCAATAGTCGGGACCGCAATCGGGTATCCGGCGCGCCGAAATCCCGGGCCGGAATAGCGGCGCAATAGGCGCCTTGCACCGCGGCGGCGGCGGCGCGCATGGGTTGGGCGGCGCGGCGGGCATGGCTTCAACCCCTAACTATTCCACTGACCGACGCAAATTGCGTCATTGTACCGGCGGCGACCCCGTGCGCGGGCGAGGCAAAATGATAGCCCTCGGCAAGCGCGGCAGCATAGCCGATGCTGACCGCGCCCCAGGCGTTCGCCGTGAACGGCGTGAAGTACGACGCCACGACGCCCGCGCCAATTGCCGCGCCGTCGAGCCAAATGAAGTTATAAACCGCGCTCACTTGCGCCGAATTTGAGCAGAACCCTGTTATCGCAAGCTGTGCCGCCTCGGTCCCCCACGTCAGGAATTCAACGCGCGACCCGACCGCGGTCTCAACCGTGGCGGTCGACCCGGTCCCGGCGCCGCCGGTCGACGCGCCGAGAAGCGGCAGACTCTGGCGGTTGAACCACGACAACACGAGTTGTTGCCGAGCATTCGCCGCGAACTGTCCGCTGGCATCGGTGCGCACCATACCGACAAGTGACCAGCCGTCATTGCCGGCGAGGATTTCGGCGCCGACGTTGCCGGCGGTCTGCGACGTCGCGTGACCATTCGCGAGCGTGAAAAACGCGGGCGATATGCCTTGATTGAGGCAGACCAGATACACCGTGTTCGCCGCAAGGTTCTGCCCCGCCGCGCCGCCGACATTGACGTTCGTGTTCGCGATGTTCACGCCGGCCGCCGGGATCGCGACCCATAGGCCCTGCACCCTGAGGCGGTCGCCGTTGTACGGAACAAATCTGATCTGCGTCGGGCTGACGTAGACCAGCCGCCCGCATGGACCGTAGGCCGGCTTCTGCGCGTCGCTAGTGTTGGTGACGTTGCCAAGCCCGAGCGTCGTCCGCTGCGCCGCGGCCGTCGTGTCATCCGCGAGGTCGCGCGCGGCCTGCGTAAAAACAATCTCCTCGACCGTCCCGGCGCCGGCCGACGCGCGGCCGAGGATGCGGTCGGTGGCGGTGACGTTCTGAATTTTCGGGTACGTCACCGCCTGCGGGTCAATGGTCCAGACGGTGCCGCCGCCGCTGACGGTGATGTCGCCCTTGTCGCCGTCGGAAATGCCCGGCCCCGGCGGCCCCGCCGGTCCCTGGGCGCCGGTGTCGCCCTTCGGTCCCTGCGGGCCGGTCGCCCCCGGGTCGCCCTGTGGCCCCTGGGCGCCGGTCGCGCCGGGGGGGCCCTGGGCGCCGGTGGCGCCGGTGTCGCCCTTCGGTCCCTGCGGGCCGGTCGCCCCCGGATTGCCCTGCGGTCCCGTCGGACCGGGGTCCCCCTTGTCGCCCTTGGGGCCTTGCGCCCCGGGGAGTCCTTGCTGTCCCGGCGGTCCCTGCGGCCCCGCCGGCCCCTGGGGTCCCGGCGGTCCGGGCGGTCCGGGCTGGCCGCCTCCGCCGCCTTCCTCAAGCGCCGCGACCCGCGCCCCAATATCCAGCAGCGACGTCGTCCCCGGCTGTCCGCTCGCGCCCCACGTCTGCGAGCCGTCCGGGTGTCCGGCCGTGCCGGCGCGCGCCCCGGGCGGTGTGACGGTCGCCCCGCCGCCGGCGACGTGATCGGTCGCGTGCTCGACGCCGTTGGTGTAGGTGTCGCCGTCGCGATAGGTGGTCCCCTTGCGGACGTGCTTCGCCGCCTCGAATTGGGTGTTCTGGCCCGCCTTGATGTCGAAATTCGCCTGGGTGCTGAAGCCCTGACCCTTGTCGGCGTTCGATTGATATGTGTCCTTGGTTTGCGACGAAATCGGCAGATCGTCGGCGTTGGTGTGAATGCCCTCCTTGCTTTCGCTCTGCTGGCCGTCACCGCCGCCGTCGGCGCGGCCCCCGCCCCCGCCGCCGCCGCCCTGATCCTGCTGCGGCTTTTTGTACACCCTGACAAATTTCTTTTTGTCGCCGGGCGAATAGAGAATCGACTCGCCCTCCTCGATCTTCGGATGGTGCTCGCGGTCGCCGAGGACCCAGGCGATGACCCGGCGCGACGGGTCGGCGCCGACGTCCATGGTCAGGATCTCAACCTTGTCGCCGGGCTTGACGCGGCCGAGGAAGCCGACCGGGTGCAGCCAGTCGAGCCGATCGTTCTCGATCTCAACGCCGGTTTTGATCCGGCCCTGCATGATCTTCTTGTCGTAGTAGGTTTTCAGCAGGTAGCCGCGGCGCAGCACGTTGCGGACCTTGTGCTGCAAGAACAGCCAATGTTCCCAGTTGCGCTGGCTCACCCGCCGCCCCCGCCGCTGATCCCGCCGCTTGAAAACGGACCGCCCGCCCCGCCCGCCGCGGCGCCGGACCCGCCCCCGCCGCCGGCCTCGTCGCCGAACGATTCCTTCGGCACCAGCGTGACCGTCGCCCGGCGCTCGTCGTCGGTCAGGTTGAATTTGACCGACGAAATCTGGAGCGACTCGTTCACCTGGTCGACCGGGATCGACACATGGTGCATGCGGCCGACCTTCCAGAGCCGACCGCCGTCGTCCGACCACGTCGACATGGTGAGCGTGACGTTGAGCCCCTGCGCCTTGCGCCGTTTTGCCTCCGATACGGCGCGCTTTTTCAGCGTTTCCTTGTCATGATCCGAATCGATCAGGGTCCGGTGCAGCCGCTTGAATTTCACGTACTCGTCGATGGACTCGCCGGCTAGCTCCTCGGCGTCCTTGCCGTATTTTTCGTCGGTCGGGACCGCATTCCCCTTCGTTTTGATTTTGGACATGCGGGGCGCGATGTCCCGCTTCACCGACCAGTCGACGAAATTTCGCCCGAGGACGAGCGCGTGGCCCTGCCCCTCGTCGGAGCCCTTCTTTTGCAGGACGACGTCGCCCTCCTCGTTCTCGGTGAAGATCAGGCCGAATTCGCGTGTGGCGCGCCGCATGGCGCGCTCGACCGACTCGCCCTCGTCGAGGATGAACCGCTCTAGCTGCCGGCTAAATCCGGATTTGTCGATCAGCTTCGGCTCATATCCCTCCATCAGCTTTTTGCAGATGTCGGCCGGGGATTTCTTGTTCTCCTGGCCGCTCTCATGGTCGCTGTGCGAGTCGACGAGCGCCGCCGCCAATCCGCGGAACGATAGCTCAAGCCGGAATTGCGTCGGCGACCCGTGCGACGTCCGCGAGTCGACGCGGAAGGTCCCGGCTAGCTGGCCGTCGAGATAGACCGTGCCCTTGGCGCCGTCGACAAGCTCCTGGGCCGGCGGACTTGACGCATTGAATTGCTCCGCCCCCGGCCATGATAGCGTCATGGACCCGCTGCACGTCGCGTCCTGCTTGTCGCGCGAGACCTCCAGCGCCACGAACTTGTCGTAGCGTTGCCCGCCGATTTCCACATATGCGCTGCCCAACCACTCGTTTGCCATGGTCGATCATGCCGACGGCGCGACCACCTCGCGCCCGATAAAGAACGGCGGCATTCGCGGATTGTAGGACTCGACGTCGCCGTATCGCTTGCCGTCGCCGTAGAGCTTGTGGGCGACGACGACCGACGGCCAGACGCCGTCGGCGGACGATTCCGTCACGCCGGGGAGGCGGACGTTCTGCGCCAGGATCGTGCCGGCCGCGTCCGCGCGCGCCGCCCGGATCGCCGTCACCAGCGCGTCGTCGCAGCGGTCGGCCGCCGCCCGCTCCTCGTCGTCATAAACCGCCATGACGAAGTCCAGATCGGCGACGGCGGCGGTGACGGTCTGGTAGGTCGATTGCGCGGCGGTCAGCGCATAATCCCGGATCATGGCGAGGCGCGTCGAGAGGACCAGCGACTGCACGGACGGCGTCCCCTCCTGGCGGTCGACCACATAGGCGTTGAATTCGCGCAGCCGGCGGAGCGCGTCCTCATGGATGCGCCGGACCGTCGCGGTGCCGTCGTCTATCGGGTCGACGGCGTCGGCGAAGGTCGGATATGGCCGCGGCAGCATGACGGTCGACGGCAGCGCCGCCGCGCGGGGCGCGCCGACCCGGCGCGGGGCCGCGGGGTCGATCTCGGCGGCGGCGAAGATCGTCAGCGGGTCGCCGCGCTCCAGCCGCGAAATCGCGTCGTAGGAGTCCTCGTCGACCGCCGGCGCGATCTGACGCGCGAGCGCGTCGCTGATGTCGCGGGCGACGACGTCGGTCGTCGCCGTCGGGACCCACACCGCCTGCTGCTTTGACGCCGCGACCGCATTCGAGCCGGACGCGAACAGCGCCGAGACGGCGGCGCCGATCATGTACGGCGCCATCGACGCCGTCCCCTCGACGAAGTCGAAGGACAGCTTGGTGAGCCGCTTCTTGGCGCGATATTCGGCCTTCGTCGTCAGCTTCACGCAGGCGACCAGCTGCGGCCCATAGATCGGGTGCATGAGCATCCCGGGCTCGGGCGATTCGGCCGCCGCCGCCATGGCGACGGTGAGCGCCACCTGGTTGCCGCCGATCAAATAGCCTTCGACGTTGAAGCGGCGCGCCTTGCGACCGAGATCCTTGTATCCGGTCTGCTCCGATAGCGGATACTCGTAGAGATCGCCGCGCCGGCCGAAGTCGTCGGACGACTCCTCGACATGGAAGGGGACGCCCTTCCAGCTAGCCTCTACGAACACGGGGACGAGGCAGTCGGTCGCCATAATCAATCTCCCGCCGGGACGTCGCGGCCGGTTGGCTTGCCGCCGCTGCTAACCGAGGCGCCGGCCACCGACCCGGTCACCTGCACCCTGATCCCGGCCGCGGCGCCGCTGATCGCCGCCGCGATAGTCGCGCCGGCGGCCGATGCCGCGGCATTCCAGTTGACCGCGCTGAGCGTGGCGACGGCGGCCTGGGCCGCGCCGGTGAAATTCACCCCGGCATTGATCGTCCCGGCGACGGTCGACGCCGCCGACGTGAAGTCAACGCCGGCGTTAATGGTCGCCGGGACGGTCGCCGCCGCGGCGCTGAAGTCGATCCCCGCGGTGATCGCCTCGCCGACGCCGACCGCCTTCGACGCGAAGTCGATCCCGGCGCTGATCTGCTCGCCGACGCCGACCGCCTTGGACGTGAGGTCGATCCCGGCGCTGATCGCCTCGCCGACGCCCGCCGCCTTGGACGTGAGGTCGATCCCGGCGCTGATCGCCTCGCCAATGCCGGCGGCCTTGGACGTCAGGTCGATCTGGCTGTTGATCGCCTGCGCGAGCGGACCGGCGGCCGGCGTGAGGTCGATCTGGCTGGACAGCGCCCCCGCGAACGCCGCGGCGGCGGGCGTCAAATCAATTCCGGTCAGGTCGATGGGCGGCGCCTTCGCCTTGGCCTTGGCAACCTCGGCCTCGGCCGCGGCCGCCGCCGCCGGCTTCGCCGCCGGGGTTATTGGTTCGGCCGCCGCCTTCTTCGCCGCCTCGGCGCTGGCCTTTTCGCGGGCCTCAGCCTCCTCGCGCGCCTGCTTCTCGCGCGCCGACTCCATTTTGCCGAATATCTTGCTGGCCGTCTCCTCGCCGAGCATCGCCTTGGTCAGGCCGCGCAGGCCGAAATCGCGGGCGAATTCCTGCACGGCGCTTTGGAAATTGCTCAGGTATTGGCCGGCCTGATTGAGCGCGTTGATTGTCGTGACGAGGCCCTGCAGGACGGAGCCGAGCGTCTCGATGCCGCCGCGCAGCTGCTCGACCACGTCCTTGATGGTGAACGCCATCGCGTTGGCGTCGATCCCGTCGACCGCCGCCTTCAGCTGGTTGAACCCCTCGCTGGCGAGCCGCGATAGCGCGTCGGACACGCCGGCGCCGGACTGCTGAATCTTTTGCGTGTACGAGTCGATAAACCCGGTAATGGACTCGGTCGCCCCGGCGCCGAAGCGGTCGCGGAGGCTGCTCATCGTGGTGTCCAATTCGCCGAAGGCGTTTTTCAGGGCGAGCGCATTGTCGACGGTCGTCTGCGTCGCCTCAAACATGCCCTGCGCCCGCTCCATGCGGGTCCGCGCGTCGGCAATGGCCTGCGTCGACGTCTCCTGCATGGCCGTTTCCATCGCCCGGCCGAATAGATTGGCGACGTTCTGGCTAAACCTAGTCACCTGCTCGGTGGCCGCCGTGACGTCCTCCGGCCGGCCGGTCGTCTTGGCCGCCTGCAGCGCGGCCTGGTTGGCCTCCTTCATCGTGGTCAGGAATTCGAGGACGCCGGTCGGCGTGAACCGGCCCGCCTGCTGCATCTGCTGGAGGACGTCCGGCGTGATGCCGACCTGCTCGAATAGGCCCGGCTTCTTCTCGATCCGGGCCTCGGTGACCCGCTTCTGAAGTTGCGAC